GATCTTTTTGTAAAGTCGATAAATTTTAGACTTTCTGAAACATATATAACTTTTGTAATAAGCTCTAGAAAAATTATCAATACTTACATGTGGTGCCAAGGATGACAACGAAAAACACCAGTAGCGATGTATTGTACATGATGACTTTCAAGCTGTGATTACTTGTGTTATGAGAGTGTCTGTCTGTTTTATACGACTTAATTATCATAATTGTGACGTAGATGTCACAATATTTATTTCTGTCAGTCAATAATGAGTCGTAGTGAGTAGATTTACCCGAAATAGATAATGGATTTTATCGTCTTTAGAATGATGTCATCACAAAAATATGTAACGAAAACAGGAAAACATTCATCGACTGAAACGAATTTTTTTTTAACCATGCTTTCTTACCTATACGGAAAGAAAAATATGGAAACTGTTCCCATAATTTTATGGGAACAGTTCCCAGGCAATTATAGGAACTATTCCCATAAATTATGGGAACTGTTCCCATAATTATAGGAAATTTTCCTAGAATTATGGGAACAGTTCCTATACAATTATAGGAGATTGAAACCAATATATCGTGGGAACTATTCCTATACTATTATGGGAATGGTTCCCATAAATTATGGAAACCATTCCTATAATAGTATAGGAATGATTCTTATAGCATTATGGGAACCATTCCCATAATATTATAGGAATAATTCCTATAGCATTATGGGAACCATTTCCATAATATTATGGAATTAGTTCCCATAATGACATAGGAATAGTTTCTATAATAGTATAGGAATTATTCCTATAGCATTATGGAAACCATTCCCATAATGGTATAGGAATAGTTCCCATAATTTTCTTTCCGTGTATATGCATTAATTATTTTTGTGGTATAAATAAAGTAAATCTATAGAGTCAATTTGTTTCAAGCTTTCCTTAGTTAAAGGGTCAGGTGGGTTTTGAAGGCTCAAAAAAAGCATATTTCTTTTTAATTTAAAATATTTTATTAAGTAATAATTATTAGGATGAATTGTTATCAGAAAATGTCTTGCATAATAATAAACATAGTAAGAATTCTTACATTTTTATCGGTTATAAATTATAAGTAAGTATAGACTGGACAAGAAGGGTATAGTTTGCCTGGCAAGAGTTTGGTCATCCACACCACTCATTTGTCATACAACTCTCTTACCCCCACTTTTCAGAACTGAATACGTTGCGCGCCCTTTCTTTTACTGGGATAAGTATAGTAACATAAAGATGCGACATTATCAGATTTTCATCCCGACAAGTATTTCGTAGTATGTGTATATTTGTATGGCGAATGCAGTAGTGGAAAAGGTACAGTAATGATACAAAAACTTGGGATACAATCTTAGTTCTGCAGATACGTATTACATGGGTAGTAAGCTAAATCTATTCAATTTAACTGTCGGGAATTATGAAAAACTACCTTATTCCTACATTACATGAAATCTTAAGTATAATCTAGCATTACGACGTGAAGCTTCTATTTGCGCTCTTTATCTTAGCTTTAATCCTAGACGATTGAAGGCTCCTACTTGATAAAGGCTTTGTTAATTTTGTCGTGTTGAACCAGGTTCTGAAACAAACAAAAAGAAAGTTATTAGTTTATTAAAATAAAAAAGTGAGTTCGATTAGACTGCGTACCTGATATATAAAAAATGTAAAAGATGCTAAGTTAATTTTCTGACCAATATCGTCAAACGAATTATTGAACAGCTCTTTTCGGTAGTTAGCTTCAGTGAATATAATGCGTCATCTATAGATAAAACGATCCCGCAAGTTGATCCGCTGGTAATAAAAGAAATTTCACTTACATTTTGATTCAGGAATGTGGAGCAACATCGGAAAATAAGATCCGGAGTTCGGTCTTGCAGATATATCATCAGTTCTCTTTAACCAGAGCCTCAGGTCGTTGTATTCCAGTTTGGTAGATACCGAAGAAATTTGGGTGTTGGCCCCGTGGATGCAGGTAGTCTTTTTTCGATGGTCTAAGCAGCTGTCGAGCATCATTTTTTCAAGGTCCTTTCTTTTATATATATTCCATTCTTTCGGTGCGACGCAGATGTAGTGATATTTTCCATCGATGAACATTGTAGTTAATTCTATTGCAATATGCTATCACTGGTAAGACAGTAGGATGTGATTTAATTACAAGCTGCATCGCGGGATTTTATAGCACTATATCAATTGATTGTCAATCAGTGCATCTATTTACTTTAATTGCTCTATAATTCCGGGATGTCAATGCCGAAGAAAAATCCTTAACCAGAAGCAATAAAAGTATCGGTAATTAAAAATAGTACTTACCCATTTTTGCGGCTAATTAACACTTGTTGTTATGAAATTCTTATCACTGTAAAATTCGTCTGTGGTAAGAAAATTATTACTTGGACGATAAAGAACCAATCCTAGCTTGAGCTCAGAGTCAATCGACGAGGGCAAAACAATCAATTGAAGTGGGTGTCGGCGAGGGTCATGATAAAGATTGTTGGCACAATTTATTACAAACAGTAGACGGATTGCTATTATAAATATGGCCATGATTCGAGTGGACTAGTTACCATTAATTGGTAAAGATCTGGTCAGAACCGGTCATGATGTTATTTCTGAGAAACTATATGAAGTATTGTGAATTTTCGAACGATTCTAATTGGTAATTTATTAGCCATTACTTTTTAGTAAATGAGGTATAAGTTTAAAAATATAATAGCTTCTTCAATTATGAATAAAACTGCTGATCAGTGTTTAAGGTTATAAGACGTCATCAAAAGCATTGTCTTGCGGCGCCATCTATTGGTCACATCTTGATTCCCTTTGTTTGGAGAGTCGTCGCAATTATTCTAAGTCTCTAATTTTCCAGTTCGAGACGTTTCCTAGTGGACTTTACGAAAATCCGATACATTTAGTATTGACGTCGACTAGGAGAATTATCCATGTAGAAATTAACAAAATATCTATCAATAAAAAAGAGAGGGCGGGGCAAAGCGGGAGAGTGGAGCAAAATGGAGAGCCCTAAAAATGTCGTAAAAAAATTATTTTCTTTACTTCCAATTTTGGTTTTCCTGAAGAAATCCAGTAGCAAGTGATAAATGAAATAATGACCTACGTATTGTAAGAATTTCTAAATTTTCTGTGGATTTTTACATTAGCTTAAAAAAGGACACGGACAAGGAAAAAGCTGACAATGTTAATAAAGAAGAGCTATCCAAGAAATTTTCCTTAACGACCTTCCGGTCACTTAATAAAGTTACTGGCTACTGTGACGCCTCAGCGATGGTTACATATGGAGTTGATGATGTACCACGCGTCCAACATATGTTCGGTTGTTGGCCTTGACACTCCATGCTCTAACGCAAATCCACGATCAGTCAAAAGTAGGCTATTAAAGTTATCAGATGTTGTAATTATACTATTTGACTAGTTATTTTGGACGACTACATGGTAGCATTATCGCATGACGCTGATAATTTAGTTCATCCCGAATTGGACTAACGTCGGTATAAATATTTCGATGAAGAGCTTTCGTAGAACACTATCTGTCCATCCGAGCAAGAACGACGTTGTATATCTGGTCTTTTGAAGGTACGAATTTTTCACTTACATTCTCTGAGTTTTCTAATGGATAGTTTAGAGTTTCCATTATTAAATTACCATCAATAATTAGAATATTTAATTGACAAATGTATAATGTCTTTTCTAGCATAGAAATACTCGACCAGAAATGAGTGCTTCTAACCGAAAATTAAAACGCCTACAAAAGAAGAGATCCGCACCAATTCCAGATCTACAAGTTCCAAGAACGAGCAAAGAAAGCGGAAAGAAAGAAATTGATGACGTCTCGCTACTCTTGACGATTAAACCAATCGTCGCATCTCTTTTGGAATACATCAAAGAGGTTGAAGATCATACTGACTCTGAACAGAAGCAGCTAGGGGATGACAACCTCATGGCAGTTGAAAGACTAAAGTACACGCAGCTCCGCGATATTTACTTGAAAATCGTGCATGAGGACATGTCTAAGTACCTTCAGTTGTACCGAGAAAAAGTGGAGACTGATGAAGAAGTCCAAGTTACGAAAAAAATAGTGAGTAATGTTATAGCAATGCTAATACAAGCCATGATGTTTATGGGCCGGGATATTGAATAAGCATATGGAATATAAACTGCTATTTTAGTCTATTAAAGATATTTTAGATGATAATGAGTCTTAATCAAACCATTGTTAACGCAGTTTAACTACGTGGTTAGTTTTACGCATATGATATTATATTATATGCAACGAAGATATTAAGTGTGAGTAGTACGGCACCTATTTATAATACCTTCAACGTATGTGTTTATCAGAAGTAACCTTGGTAAGAATAGCACAAAGTGTTAAGGTCAAACTAATCCGATTGGAGTTTATTGCTCTTGGTAAAACTGCGCTGCATTTTTGTCATCGCAATAACAAGGTGTTTATTTTAAAAATTATTCCAATACTTTGGTTGTCGAGTAAAATTCATCGAGCTTTGTTTTTATCGCAATAATACCGTGACTGCCAACAGATCAGGTTGTCAATGCATCGTTGATAATTATGTTGGAAAAAGTTTGTGATAAAAATTTTTCTGTTGTGAAATTCGTCGGCTTGCCTCGAGTGTTCAGTCATTTCCCGTATATGTGCATTCATAAATCGTAGATTGTAACTCGTGACGGCGACAATGTTATGGTAGCGTGTCCGCTGCGAAGTAAAGTGTTATTAACTATTTGCCCTTCGATGGTTTTCGTAGTGTACTCGGCGACTTTGGAGTATGGAACAGGTTAGTGTTTTTATATGACCTTAGGAACTGTTCCTTCGATGACGTCACCTCTTTTTCATAGTCGGGTTAATTGCAGATGATCTTAACGAGGGGATGCAGTTTCTGCGAGGAAAAATGACTGAATACGTACAAAAACTGTTAGCAAGTGATTTTGAACAAACTACGTCGATATTACGTCAACTTCTGCAAAAGTAACTGTATTTAGCCTTTATTTTTACGATGTTATGGCATAGCAACGTATTTTTTTTTTTTTTTAAATAAAATGTTTATAAACTCAGCTTATCTGGTCTTTTATATTTTCATAGACGAAATCACATATTTATGCATTGACGACGTTAGACATTATTTTCTGCACCTGGGATCAGTTTTTTCGGTAACAAGTCAAATTGACATTCTCTCCCAAAATTGTCTGAATAAATGTATTTCAATGGGTCACATTTGCGTTGGAAATGAAGTAGACTGTCTGGAAGCTGGCACCTATATAAGCCCGATGGCGATTTTCAAAGTATATTTTTCTGATCCGAAGACAGACACATACGTTTAGTAAAATGATGTCAACGCTGAAAAATAAGGTGAGTTTATGTTTTTGTGCTGTGATAAGTTTAACAAAAGTGAATTTGCTTCTCAAACGAACACATACACCTTTCAGAACACACACAAGCCGGTGGTAAAACAATACCTGGTCGTGAAGTTCATAGGCAGCCATAAACACCAAAATAGATTGAGATGCATTTCAAGTAATTGGCTTAACTCAACTTTGGATAAGATTGTGTTTGTGCGCTACCCACCTGAAGATAAGAAGGAGAACATGCTACGATACCTCAAGGAGAACTTTCCAGTGTTCTGTCATTGGCAAACTTACCTGGCTACCGTGTACTATCAAACAGGTCATTACTTAGTTGGTCATTAGTGAACTCTTTTCATTTGGTAAAGATGAACGTTCATTATGATTTTCTTTGTGTAGATAACCTTGGAGATGCACTAATCTACGCGTCGCATTACACATCGCTTAACGAAGCTCAATCCAAGCCGATACCAACAACTACCACCAGCATTGAAAATAGTGTTGTTAATGAGTCGTTTTTTAACGTATCTACTGCTATCAGGGAGCTTACATTGACGGAACAATTAAAGATCATTCGACCATTAGTTATCAGCATTCTCCGATCAATTAATCTGTGTGGTGAGGAATATGAGAGCCAATCACAAGCTCGCCGCAATAACCTCCACTACGAATATCTTAGAATGGAGACCTGTACTTATGCCAAGTTTTTGCTTGACAAAATGACCCGCTATACAAATTCGAGCAGGATAGATGCTATTAACGGAATGGACTTGTCATCGACGTCTACGTCAGCTACACCTGGCGTCAACTCTGCTAGCAAAGAAATTAGCAATGAAATTAAAACAGCGATCAAGAAACTATTGTTTATAATAGATACTGGTTCAGAGTAGATGTTGACATGTGATGGTGCATTTCTTTAAATATTTTTTTTTTTGTTTGGAGTTATTTATTTCCAATCTCATTGGAAATATTGCTTATAATCCGTTAGATAAGAACTAATTGTCGTTCATTAAAACTTGAGGTTAAATGTTATTGAAATCCGGTTGTACCTATATATTATGTTATTACATTTTATAAAGCAGCGTGTTATTAATAAAAATATATTGCATGCCACGCGGTACGCGTCTGACTCTGATGACATATGTTAAGCATTTCCTGAGGTTAGTTTTTGGATAGGTGACTGGTTAGTTAGAGCTGGTTATAGCGTGTAGATCTCAGTGCGCTAAGAAGGGGCCTAATGTCCCGATAATCGATAATGAAGAGTTTTTTTATAGGAGTCCTGCTCCGACTGCACTGGCATGAGTTTCCTCTGTAGTTTTTCTATGTCACTGTTCTAAGAGCTTAGAAAAAGGTAAGGAATAGGGCAAATCCGGTACAGAAAACACAAGTTGGTCTATAGCCGCAACTAAACACCTGAAGGTTTAAGTTGTGAAAAGGTTTGAATCGTTTATACACTGGCACCCCATGATCTATCTGTATTGCGCGCTAAATTTCCATTTGTTCATAGGCTGTTTTTCATACTTGAACGTCTGTGCTAATAACAGGTTGTTGACTTAAAAAAAGGTGAGAATTTATTTTTAGAGATGATATACTTGTTTGTTGACGAAGTTTGATTGGTTGCATGCTATGGATACTATATCTACAATTACTGCTTTCAGATAGACACGATACAGGCTTGCAATCACTACATAGTTAAGTTTTGGGGCTCGCAGCGGGTTAAAATTTACGCGAACCCCGGAAAAGATTGGGAGTCTTACTTTGCGCGGAAGTGCTGGTGAGTTAAATGTTAATTATTCAATTCGTATATTACATAAGTTATACCATTGCATCGTTATATAATTTAGTATAGCAAGAGATTTGGTATTTGTGTAATATAAGCGGAACTTTACTGTATGATTAACAATAATAAAATATCTCCTGCGGATTGTTGCAAACAAGAGATTCGTGAACTGATCGACCATTACACGATCTGGCTGCAGTTCATGAAAAATGTCTAGACAGTTCCTCAGCTGTTTAATTTCACGATCTGTCACCGACATATATATTCCGGTATGTGTAAATGAGCAAATCATTAATACGTTTTAGATTTATTGGCATACCTATTATTTTCATGAGGGATATATTGTAATTTTTGTTATAATTTATAATGCTCACATAACTATAATTAGTTCTTTGATTCAGTTGGGTATTACCCATAACTTGGGAATAATAAGGAAAATATAAATATAATATTCAGCTCTGTTGATAGGTAAAGTTCAGAAGTTATTAAATGGTATAGCGGTTAGGTATTGTGATTATGCTTATTGACAAAAACCCAGAGAAACAATGCGAGTGTTGAAAATATGTCGCATCGCCTAAATTTGCTCATTGGTGAACTAGCTTGCATCCAGGCGGACGTTTACGAATATTGTTTGTCATAAAGTCAGTTCGTTAATTTATGCACATATATTTTGTTTATCTAATACAAAGATTTACATTTGGACGTTACTCAAGTCACGTTTGTTGAGGTAGGTTATGATTTTTTTTTATTGCTATTGCTATAAATACAAAACAGAATTTAGGTTTGTTTGATCAGATTGAATTTTGACTAATTATTCTTGTATTTTCTAGATGGATGAAAGCCGGAAACATTATCACATGGTAAAATTTGTGCCAGCCAAGATTATGGGGGGCAGTGAAATTCATTGCATCCCGACATCCTGGATTACATGGAAAGATAAGGAAAGTACAACAGTCTTGGTGGCGTATCCTAATGAACCATGGGAAGTCACTAGAGAACGAATCAAAAACTACGAGAATCATGGGAAAGACTGGACTGTCTACTGGGCAAAGATCATTTACAGCACAGGTAAGTTCTTTTTCACAGATAACAGTTTTAATGGAAAAGTTTCGCGCTACTTACACTGAAAAAAAAAACTTTTTTTAAGAATTTATATTCTTGACACAAGAATGTAGATTTTTGGAAATTTTCAAAAATGTACTTCCTGTCTAAAGAATTGGTCGAATAGATTAAAATAATTTTTCTTTAATTCATGTAAAACTATTCGTTTGTTTGCTTATAATAATGGAAAAAGACATTGGTATTTTTTTAAGAAGAAAGTAATTTGTACAATCGTTTATTTTATCATATTTTTGAGTCAAGGAATTTTGTTTCGCACATAACTATCATTTTTTCTCAGTGAAAATGTTCAGTTATGATTACAAAAATAAAAACATAAGTCTATAGTTTAAAAAAGTACACGTTTTTTAATAATAGATTGAGAGACGCGTTGAAAAAAAATAAAAAAGAATAATAGTAGAATAATATTATTGAGAACATTAACGAACCTAATTGTGCGCGTCATTGTCTGACGCAAAATTTATAATCGAGAATTCAATGGCTACTCGAAAACAATTGTGGAGCTACTATATATGCTTGAATAACAATTACATTTTTGTTCCAGATTTCTATAAAAGTATGATTCCTTGTGTCAATCAACGCGAACATGGTTTAGAAGAATTTAGCAGCTGCAAAATAATCGCCAGCAAAGTTGGAAGTCCTCACTGTTCCTATTCAGCAGAATTCCAAAAATATTTTAATAGACTTTTGACTGTGGCTGATACAGATTGTTCGAAGGAAAATGTAATGGAAGAAAATCCCAAGGTACAATCTGATTCATCAGGAAGTGCAATTGTCCTAGATAGTGACGATGACACTCCTTTCGATTTATCTATGCGCTCTTCAGAGAGTCGTTCCACCAGCGAACGCGGTGATTGCACAGAAGACGTTTGTTTCCCTGAGGTGATCATCAAAGAAGTCGGAAGATCTGATTCCTCTTCACCTCTCAGTGCGTCGAAATTCAGCGGCGTAAACGAGAACAACACTTTTTGGTCGAGCATCGGAAAATGGTTTCTTAATTGTTCAAATACTGCTGACCCAGAGTTATCGATGGCCAGTAGAATAGTTGAAGTGCCGAAATTACAACATGAAGTATCAAGTATTAGTATTGGTCAAGACAGCAAAGATGGTAGTGATGGTGAAGTTTCTCGAGACTGGTGTGTAAACTCCTCAAAGGTGGACGAACAGTTGGGAGCTTCAAGCTTATTGAAAGACGCACTAACCAACCCCGGAGGTAACGATAAAAGATGGACATTGAAGCATCCTGAATACTCACCAGGACTCGTCGAGCTCTGGCCTGGTACTGATGTATACATAGAGGTCTCAAAACTCAACTTCTGTATGAGAAGTTCGAAAAAGTGTACCGAGTTGACAAGACTCCTGACGAAACATGTTTTCACAGAGTTTGCCTTGAGTAAATGCAAGTACATTAATAACGTAAAGGGTCGTGAAAATCTCAGGTTAGACACAGGCGCGGTCACTGCCATCATCTATTTCGTCTCAGCATATGGGTACAATCATAGTTGGCGTCCATCGAATGAAAAGTCTATCAAAGCCGCCATGCGGTATGAGTTGATATCGGCTAAAAAAAAGAAGTAAACAGTATTATGTTCCCATTGTTAATAAATGGCATTGTGTACATTAGGATGAAATGCTTACAGTAGCTACATTTTTAAACACGAGATGGCGAGAACGTTACCGTCATACGTATACATGACCTATTTTGAGTAGTGTTGTCTTCGATTATGAAGTGGATTCGTGCAATTGCTATTTATCAATACGACGCATTTAATCGTAGAATCTAAGGATAATTTTTAGTTAATAAGCATAAGATAAATTTGAAATTGTTTGTTTCTACATTACGTTACCATTTCTTTGATGATTATTAATAAGCTTAATGTTATTCTTTTTACAATTTTTTATCCTTTAATAAAATACAACGTGCAAATAGCAAATCAGTTTTTACTTACAACACTATACCAAACTACGCCACCATACACAAACCACCTACACAACAATCTTTCACAAGGCTTTCACAAGAATTTGACTATCATATCACAGTAAATCATACGTCTACCACTCTGTTCTTTATCGGAAAATGTAGACCTGTGACACATTAGTCCCGTAACTATGTACATAATGAATCTCATAGATATATTAGCGCATCTTCGCACGATATTCCGTTTGATAGATATATAACACATACACTGTTTGTAATTCAGATGACCTTGACATATACAGTTTAATCAACTCACACAGTGTGGTGAGTAATCTTATGCCAAACAAACATTTTAATAGCGGTGTTTTTATTTACATTCCCTGATTTAAAAAAAGTATTGAACCATGCAACTGTATATCTATATTGTATGTATATATAGATATACAGTGTGTGAAAAGTATTGAAAAAGTATTGAATTACATAGTTTTTCAATACTTTTCAATACTTTTTTTTAATCAGGGTTGTTTTTACTACATAATCTAAAACTGTTTGGACTTTATGTAACAGTTAAGAGTCCAGAAAACTATTTCTATCTTTTTCTTGCACAGATGGATGTTTGCTTTATATAGTTTACCCGAACGGTGGATTTATCAGTGTGCCCTCGCAGTTTCATATTATGCTGGTCGTCTGCAGCAGCACGTGCTTTAGTTTAGTTTTTAAATGTCATGATCAATAACATGCGTGTGAAGTGTGAATTTATTTAAAGCTTGGAGGAAAATTAGGTATGCAATGAGTCATCTGTGCAAAATACAAAAATAATTTTGTTATTTACTCATTCGTTTCCTTATCGTGGGATTCAATGTGGGTAAACAAGTAATATGAAACATATTTCTGTGGTTTTCAATTTAACTTCATTATTGTGCCATACAATATATTTAAAATGTGCAGATAATAAATGTGGGTTGCTTGTTACTAGGTGGCGGCTTCCATTGTACCGTTTCATCCAGACATTAATAAGAAGACAAACTTCTGTGCGAGAAGTATGTTTAAATTGGCCTAACTAGAGTTTCAAAGCAGCTGTTGTTTTCCCGGAGAGCTTGCTGGAAGACGTACATGGCCCTCGTTGGAAATTCTTCACGTAAGTGACTAACAAAATTGTTTACACTTAATTTAAATGTCTTATAATTTTTTAAGTAGTTATCATCACGACTAGGTTAAAGAAACCGATTATGTTAATGATCCTATGTTTGTAGTAGTATGACATCATTACATGCCAGTGCCAACTCAATAATTACAGACGTAGGTCATAGTTGTGTTTACGTTCTATAACAGTGAGATTAAGACACTCTTTTGCTTACAGATTTCTTCGATGATGCAAACAACCCCATCAGGCTTCAGCAAAGTCCTGCGATTCGTCCATCCGTTATAAAAGAACCAACAAACCGAAGTAAGTATTCAAAGACACCTTCATGTACATAGGATTACGTATTACATTTCCTAAAACCTTTTATTAATCAAAAGTTATCAATTCCAGCACGACCCCCGGAAGATCAAAAGAATCGAGAGCTGAAGAGACTACTAAGTATACCGAGGTTGGATATCAGTAGCTTTAGTATGGACAACAGAGCTCATGAACAGTCAGTGCCAGTAGACCTTCGTAGAAGGGTTCCAATCGAATTGATTCAAACTGAAAATATGATGGAATACGCTTTTGGACCAGCTAGATAATATGCATCAAATAAACCATTTTCGGTGCATGGAGACTATTTGAGTGAATGTTCGCAAGTATCAAAGATTCTAGAAGATCTCTTCGAAGATATTGCCGGGGATCTGGACCTAAGGACTTCAACTGGCGATTATGTTTCAGAGGAAGAACACTTTGGAAGGATTGATACTCAAAACGTGGACGAATTTCGAGGGTTGAATGCAGAGATAAGAGACAAAGTCTTGCCCATTGAAGATAATAAACATGATAACAGCGAAGCCCGGAAACAGAGAATTGCAAAGTTTACTCTACCTCCAGACTACGATCCAAATAACTCAAAGTGGACTTTGAGGTATCGCTATCCAGGATCAGATCTGACAGAACTTTTACCCTATAGTGGTCTCTACGTCAACGCAACAAATCTTAAGCATTGCAATGAACTTGCGATGGATTGCAAGTCATTAGCGCAGTTGTTGATGCTGGAAGTTTTCTCAGAAAGCGCTCTTAAAGTCTGCTCGCTTACTGGCGCAAAAGCCACTTGTTTTCGTGGTACCAAGACAGACGTCAGGCCTGGATTAGATAAAGATGAAAGAGCCATTTTAGTGAGATACGTAGAGATCTATGGAGAGAAGCAAAGATGGTGTACTGAAGACCACAGGGCTATTATCAATGTTATGCGGAACAAGTTGTATTCTTCGAGAAGGAAAGATAGACATCGTGTTTAAGCTACCTTCTGCAGTTGAATTAAGTTATCTTCAGCTTATTCAAGGAATACGGATCACAAGCATCTGCAGCAAGACCATAGCAGAATTTGGCGCTGGCAACTATCGAACTTTAGAGCAGTCTTGCGCAAGCCTTGTAAAAGATTGTTATTTACGTATTTAGTGTAGTTATCTGTAGAGTAACGAATCGTTAGTGTGTCATGCGCATGAAATGATTCCTGAAAATACAGCTGATAATTCCAAATAAGATTAGGATTAACGTAGCTCGTAAACATTGGCAAGCTTTCATGTGCTGCAGTTGATATTTTTTATATGTAGTAGGTTAAGTAGAGTTATAACCCGTAAATTTAATAGTCGGTGATCGACGTTTCGAGCATACGTCGTGCATCACAACTTATAATGACATTTAACGTCCTCCGCGGCAAATTAACTTAATTACTTTCATAGATATGATATTATTGTACCCTAACGCGCCATGCAGCTGATTTAAAATAATAACGGACGAAGATTCTACTGAAAAACTCAATTTATAGATCGGGTATATTGCATGCTTTAAGTATGTAGATATGTACTACTAGAGCCTAAAAATCGAGATTCCAACGATTTAATATGATTTTTTAAATTGTATGGTTAGATAAGTGTATCAAATTAAAAATAAATTATTTAAAAAATAACAAGGACTTGTCATTTACCTGTGATTTATCAGAGTGATTCATCATTACTTGATGGTATATATCTAATTTATTAAGCTCAATTAACTGATAAAATATATATATATATATTTATGTAGTATTAGTGTGATTACAAATGATCAGTTAAAACAATTGTAAGATACTTAACTATTAAGATATGCTGGAAAACTTTGTGAGAGCGAGAGAGACAATAAAAAAAGGAGTGGAGGAAAAAAGAAATATGTGGAGGTAAGGCGCGATGTTTGCGTCATCTAGCGTATTGAGGTTGAACCGCTGACTGTATATTTATATATGTATATATACCTCCCTTGAAGCTCTTCTAATAATAAGAAAATGGTTTTAAAAAATCTAGAAATCATTAAATTAACACCATGCTTTTGTAGAAATAAGTCATAAACACAAATTATTGTGTTGAATGTGATAATAAATTTTATTATTGCCTTCACTTGTACAAATATAATAATCAAATAATTGTTTTAAAAAAATTATTATTTTATTAGCTATGAAAAGGAGGAGTATATATAAATATAAATATAAATATAATATGCTGCTATCATGACATTATTCTCTCTTAAAGAACAATTTCATGATGAATATTTTCTTCTCGAATATGTAGATGGTTTAATAGTAGTTTATAGTAATTTAATGTAGAAGCCCTAGTAGAAATGAAATCGAGTTTTTGGCTAGTAACTGGCCAGTTCAACTAGACCTGCTAGTTACTTGCCAGTTACTGGTTAGAATCGAGTGAAAACTTGATTATTTCTACTAGGGAGTGAGTGAGCGGTAGAATTTCTAAGTAATTAGAAAAATAGACACATATTTTTATATTTATATTTATTTATACTCTTTGTTTTCACAACCAATAAAACAGTAATTGTTTTCAAAATTATCCTTCGATAGTCATATTTGTACCCGTGATTAGAAGATTACTTAGTGTGAGCGTTTTTTTATCTTAATAATTGTGACGTAGTCTTACGTTTCTGGATTTTCTGGATGAGGATGTGGTGCCTAATAGGATTTATACGAAGCACATACAAAAAGTTCTTATATGGGTTGCTGTTGACCAGCAAAAATTGCCATGTCGAAATTTCAAAATCGATGAAGACCACAGAGTTTGTTTTTGGTGACTAGCGCTTTTGACAATAAAATAAAGAAATCTGATGGAACCATCAACAAAATGAGTCAATTGCCATTTTTTGGCTTCTAAGTACGCTCGATCAAAAACTCGATCTTGGTTAACAAATAGGTTTAGAACTGTGCTTTTTTTATTTCTGTTAACAAACAACTTAAGAAGCTACCTAAAATGAATTATATTTAAGTTAGCGAACGCCCTTTTAGAAGGAGTCAAGCGTAGTAGTTTTTTTTTAATTCACAGTTTACTCCGTTACATTTCAGATAGGATTCCTATTTAGCAGAATTCCAGAAATGGCTTCATAGGCTTTTTTTTCATTCATCTAAGGTTAAACGGCCAATATCCTAATTTCACATGTTCCCATTGAAAATATATATATATATATATATATATATATATATATATATATGAGCTAGTAGATACGAGGGAACTTTCTCGCTATACTAACTGTTGACTTGTTTTAGTATGGTATGAAAAATGAAAGCCCTAGACTGATACTGAGTGCAGGGTGGATTCAAATACTAATATTAGTACCAACCAAAGAAATGCACATTTTTCTTGCAAAAAAACTAACGCGTTGAAATAGAGTGTACATATAGAACTTATGCTTTACGTCACTGCCTCATGAACATGATAAAATCCACATATTTATGAATACTCATCGTACACGGAAAGAACAATAACTCACTGTACATACTCATAAAGTATACTCCGTGGTATTCATAGTGAAAAAAATTTCAAACTATAGTCAATATCTTTTAAAGTATACTGCATGAGTTTTTAACTGTACTCCGTGAAGTTTCCTATTTAACCGAGTATACTTTAAAGGATATTGACTATAGCTTGAAATTTTTTTTACTATGCATACCACCCAGTGAGTTGTTGTTCTTTCCGTGTAGTGGATCTAAAACGCTTTGACTTGTTGACATTTCTGACCTTTGAAGTTGTATCGAATGATTATTCTATTTTCAGTAATGATGTGAATAAAATATGAGGCTTTCTGCCCACCCCCACAGATTATGGCATATATAAATGAAAGCGAGAGTTTTCTGGAATCATTCACTCTCGGGTTGTCGTAGCAAATGTAGGGACGCTCTCTTTCGAATATCGCTCCGCCTGCTCAATGTAGGGTAACAATTTGCAACTATAATTCATGAGATTGAGAAGAAAGCGAATTATTCTCTAAGCTGATTTTTAACATTTTCCGCAGATGGGGTCCTGGAAGATTTTTGTAATCCTCAATGCTCTTCTGATCCAAATCGCATTAGCTATTGTCGTGGCTGTAGAACCACGGTTCATAATGAAGATGCCAGTTCAACCGAAATCACAAAACGTGGCAACTTGCCTACCGTTGGAAACGCAAATGAGTATATTTGATCAACTGAAACTGATTTAAGGGATTTAACTACCAAAAGTATACACATGTGCTGTATGTTTTTTTATTTTCCAGTGCCTGAACTCGAAGCTTCCCTGCTGCAAGCTGACTTACCAAAACAGCTATCTAAGATTGGGAGAAGTACCAACCACGTGCTTCAAGTTCGGGAAAGGTATTTGCCAAGTGAACCAGAGTATCAAGAACTTCAACGAGTACAGCAAGCTGATCGAGCAAGTGAACTAGACCAACTTTCAAGAGCTGAAGAACAAGTATTGGCTTTCTATTCCAACTGTGTACACTTGTCCTCAGAAAATAACCGTAGAAATGAAAAGCGGGTGAAGGAAATGTGTTTTCTGCCCACTATTGGTGAAAATGTTACGTGGTCGTACTCTGATGGTTTTAAGTAAGATAAGAATAGGATATCTTTTAGTTTTAAATAAAGATAAATAAAACATATTATTGTGTTTGATTTATTCATCTCCATCTGATTATGTGTAGAATAAGGTATGCCAAAGTTCAATTTCCGTGAGAAACTTTTTAAAATTGAAATTTTGAGTTCTGCTTTTCACAGGAGCTTTGTTTGGGCACTTCCGCTCTTGTTAAAAATTTTATGAAAATCAAATAAATCATCTCAACCCAAAATATCTCCCAAAGTATAAACAAGTCGTTTTACTTTCCGTTGGTAGCGACGTTAAGAAACCCTTCAAAGTACTATATACTTTATAGAGAGTTAGTCAAGTGTAAATGAGATAATCAAAAACATTATCAACAAAGAAAGTGAATTATTTATATTTCATAAAAAGAATAATAAAAATATTTTCTTTTTGAATTTATGTTTATACACTTTTTTACGACTATATTTATTTTAATTTAATTCTAAGTGTATAAACATAAAATTATTATGTCAAAACAATTTTGAAAGCTTGTAATAAATATGTAAATTAATTGATAAATAAATAATAATCAGTAATAATAATTAATCGTTGCTTCAATCAAAATAATATTTACATAAACATAATCATCATCGCATAAAATTTCAACGCAATATAAATTATAAATCATGTAAATTTCTCTTATTTAACCCTTCAAATACTATTATAAATTTAAATTAACAAAAAAGCTTCATATATGGTAATTGTACTCTGTATACACGTAATTATTATCCATATGAAGGGATGATTGCGTACCTCCAATTTGTAATTTATATAATTGCTAATCAGAATCCTTTTCAATTGCTCCACTAATTGGAATTCCCTTACTCCATGTTAACGACGTCAGGTAGAATTTAATGCGAGTTGTTGAGTGATTTTGCATGCCAACAGTCTTATAATAATAAAAATATGCAGCTTATTGACTATAAATACTTAGAAACTAAAAACTACAAAAACAGATCTGCTCATGGACAGCCGTAGCCACAAGACTTTAACGGAAGGAACTATATTTGAGATTCTCAAAGGATTCTATAAGGACACATGTTTGAGCAATATTCCTGTCGTAGAGCCTGGTGTAAGACACATTTTTTCTAGGGTCTCCATCTACGTATGTGCCGTGCACAAGATCGTGTCACAAGAAACTGTCTCAAGTGTTCAACTTTCTCATTGTAAAATACTTTGTTGATTTCCGATGCATTTCTTGCATCAGAAACTTAAAGATGATGCTTGCAATTTAAATCAGTCACAAGTATCTGCACCCGGGTCGATAAATTTAAACTGATTTTAAGCTAAATGATCTGCATTTGAACTTATTGATCTGTATTTGAACTTTTAAAAACATTTTCATCTGTATTTGATTTACTATTCACATTATTTTTTATCTGTTTTAAGTCTAAATAACTTTTTAGTAAAATAATTGAGCAGCTATGAATATTTTATGCTGTTTCTAATCTAATGAAACTAAAAAGTTTGATCGGTTTTTAGTCTAGTTAATTTGTAGATGGACTTAATGTATTGTTTTCAAATTCAATATGAAATCTTATACCGTTTTTGATCTACAATTTTCACTCTAAATGTTCGAAGGCCAAAAGTCGACTAAGACGGTGACATAATTTTTTGGACTTAAAAATATCTCATTAAAAATTATAAGTCGCATTTATTTGAAAAAATAAATTAATTTATAATATATTCATGCGCTCTCTTGTTTTATGAACTGAACGTCGATTATAACCTTACATATCTGTCATATTTATTTGTCATAGTTCAACATTTCATGGATTATAAAATTTTTGTAACTGCGAATATTAGTTGCAGTGATAACTAATAAATATGTATTAATATACGTTTATAAAAAAGTTCTCATCGTTTGATTATGGATCTAAATCTAGAGTTTTCTAATTATCGTTAATAAACACAATGTGAATACATCGAGACAAGATTAAAATGTTGACAAGATTAATGTTAAATTTTATACTTTCACGCATCATTTAATGAGCGGTATTCACTATTTGGTAGTGCGAAGAATACCGTTTGGTATACATTGCACTACGAAATAGTGAATGGTCACTATTTCAGTTTCAGAGAATGAAAAGCCGTGCCCTGTAGAGGATCTTCGAGGACATGAATAAAATAATAATAAATAAATATATTATTATTATTATTATTATTATTATTATTATAATTATTAATATTATTATTATTATTATTAAATTCATAAAAGGTCGGTTTTTGATCTACAAGCGATGAAAAACCGACTAAAAATTATAGAACGTTTTGGTCTGTTTTTGACCTTGATGCGATCAAAACCAGCTAAATGATTGTGACAAAAAAAGTCTGATTTTGGTCTTGAAACAATAGAAAACAATTTTATTATAACATTAAAAATGATCTGAAATTGGTCTGAATTGTGAATAGTACGGGCAAAAACAAATTAAATTCTCATATAAAATAGATACACATAATAAAATTAAATTGAATGAAAAATATTAAAAAATTTTATTAATCATAAAACAGACTAAATTTTTGACCCGGGCAGCAAGACCTATAGGTATAATTTTACGCTAGCAACTATCGAACTTTAAAGCAGTCTTGCACAAGCTTTGTAAAAGATTGTTATGTGGGTAGAGTGGTTTCAAGATAATGTTCACTTGACGTAAGATTACAAGTACATATTAAATGTTGACAGCTTCTAAGATGTAAGCAATAACAAAAAGCAAAATCGTTCAACTGATCATGAATTCTGTCATTTTTCTCACTATCATAAATTCTGACAACCCACATTAACATTTTAATATTAAAATATTAATGGAACAATGAATACTCATTGTAGTGGAAAACAAATTGAGTTAATAACTTTTCTGCTTTTGTTGTTGTTTATCAATGATCTATATATATGTGTCCGAAAATCGACCAAAAAATTACTGCGCAGTATTCTTTCTTCTGTAGTTGCTACCATATAAATAGCGGTAAGGGTTTAGGGACGTTACTTCCCTTTGAGTTCTCGAAGTGAATGTTGCGAAGTTTGTTGCCAAATTCTTGCTTTTCTATCCGAAGTAAGTTGACGAATTTCATCAACCTTGTATTCAGGGATTAGAACAAAACAATTGTTCTGTGCTATATTTTGTTATTTTTCATAGATGAACTTCTGGAAGATGGTTGCAGTCATCAACGTTGTCGTGATTCCAATCACCGTAGCTATTACTGTGTCAGGGATGCCACACTTTACCGTCAAAGCTCCGTCAGCATTCACCAAGCTACAAAATTTGCCAGCTTGCCTACCTTTAGGAAACCCAGTGAGTATATTTACTGAATCTATAATTTATTTAAGATATCTAATTATCGAAAGTATGAACAATATGTTGTTTTATATTTTAGTGCATGAAGTCGAAGCTTCCCTGTTGCAAGCTGACTTATCAAAACAGCTATCTAAGATTGGGAGAAGTACCAACCACGTGCTTCAAGTTCGGGAAAGGTATTTGCCAAGTGAACCAGAGTATCAAGAACTTCAACGAGTACAGCAAGCTGATCGAGCAAGTGAACGACACCAACTTTCAAGAACTGAAGAACAAGTATTGGCTTTCTATTCCAACTGTGTACACTTGCCCTCAAAAAATAACCTTAGAAATGAAAAGCGGGTGAACGAAATGTGTTTTCTGCCCACTATTCATGAAAACGTTATGTGGTAGTACTCTAAATATTTTGAAAAAGATAATGATAGGGTTATTTTGTATTTTTAAATAAATTAAACGAAAAATTCTTGTGTTTGATTTCTTTGCATTCTACTTATATGACAATCTTTTACAAAGCTAGCGTGAAATTCTACCTATGATCTTATGCAAGGCACATACGTAGATGGAAACTTTAGAAACGCACAGACTTTTTCCCAAGTCGGTCCTTCGCCGCAAGAATATTCTAGGTTGAAGAAGGTTTGCTATAAAATTGTTGTATTACAAAAGCTTACCTATTATGTGGTTTCGAACGTGTCCATCCCATTTAAATTCGATGTTTATTCATTAGGTAGGGAAAATTTAGGTCTTAGGAAGGGCGGTGGTTGTATAGTTTTATCATTTTTGGGCTAGTTTTTCGATTTAGTTGCAAAAGTGTTGTGGTATAGAAATGTTTAAGTGTGAAGAAAGTTCTTATATTCTGAGAGTAATAGTCATTCTGATAATGGTAACCTGTACAGATGACGTCGACTTAAAGGGGTTAAGCTATCCATCCGACGTCGAAGTAGATGAGTGTCAAATGCAGCAGCATACTGTCGATGAATGCATCGACGGGGACAAGTACGTGAACTGTAACTGCTGCAATCTTCGAGCACTATTTACTCATTACTGAACGTAGGCGGTAGCTCCGAAAATATTAACAGGCTCAATTAAAATGGAATAAACTGTTGAGATTCTTTGATTTGTTTTGTTTTTATCTTACAAATAAAACTTCTTATAAAAATCTACAAATTGAATGCAGCGATTTCGATGTTATTTGATTCTAAATCATGAAACCGAATTAAAACTCCATATTTATACTAAATATATTATATAATACGTGAATAACATATTTCTAAATGGTCTTTCTTCGTGACTGACTTTTTTTCTCCTGATATGTGGATGCTGGAATGTTTTCTAGCGATCTAGAGTTACCCCGGTTGCGCAGGGCTAACTGGGCTGGCTCAACGAGGCTTCGCCGTGGTGGGCTAGAATAGAATAAATTAAATGGATTGGTAACAGGCGGCGATCGGCATTAGTTCTAAACGTAGGTAAAATGTTTGTTTTTGAATGGAATAGAATAACTCAAGAGCGGCTCGATTTGCGAACTACCTTTGAATAGACTATTGTCTTGTATCCCTACAAACTCTACTTTTATAACAGTTCTTTCAAATACAAAGATAAACAGTTTGATTTTTATCTACAAATTTAATCAATTATGGGTGAGTACTTACGGGCCTTTTCCACAGCAAGCGCAGAAGTTTTTTGTCCGAGCACGTCTCTCCATTTCGTTTAAATAATAAATGGATTATTACAGTAAATGAACAGGTCAATGGTATTTGTTTCGTTAGAGAGCTTAGTTAGTACTGATCTAACGTTCTGTGTTATTTCAGCGGGAAAATGGCTATCTATAAGGAATAGAAACTAAAGTACAGTCATTAATATCGATATCACACAGACCGGGTCACTTGCAACATAATTTTAAATTTTCTAAATGCATAGTTGCAGGAAATTTAATATCTACACAGTAATAAAAATCTCATCAGTTCCGAAGCTTGATAATAATGGATCTATCCAACAACTGGCACTTTAATTGATCTGGAATAAATCGCTCTAAATTTTGCCCAAGTGGGATTTGTTTCGTCAACTGTACTAGTATTAAGGCATTTACTGATAATGAACAATGGGCGGTTTGTCCCAGTCATATCGATATAATTAGGTTTTCCCGATACAATATTACCTGTTTGTTCGCCAATTTATATTAATACCTATAACTTTGTTAACTAATGGCATAAATATTCTGCGATTGTATAAGCTTTTCATAACCTAGCGATATATTTAATGACAGCTTTATTATTCGCAAAACTTCATCCCTGACGGGTATGAAATTCTATTCACCATAGGCATCTGAAAGGCCTACTGAAAGGAATACAAAGCAATTAAGCGCAATAGTATAAACACAATGGCCACTAACAAATCAAAGATTAATGTTTGGGACTGCCCGGAGATCAATTGAAAGTTCAACGTTGTCAATTTACTCGCTGTTAACTACGTCAATTAACTACGTGCGTTATAATTGAACTGTGATCTAGTTATCAATATTTTTGTTTAAATAAAAGTGTGGTTACGTCTGAGGTGATTTACTAAAACAAGACATTATTTTAGATAGTTTATTTATAAACAGTGTATCTACTACAAAGTTTTCCACCAAATGCAGTCCTTCCTGTCCATCATGGTCATTCTTACCCCGTCAGAAATTCTGAGCATGGTATCGTAAGTACGCAGTGGTAGATTCTACGCAAATAGCGGTATCTATAATTATTCCATTATTTCAGGATAAAAAAAACATTGACGTACTGCGCAACGTGATACTTTTTAAAACGGTCATGTTTTGTATAAATCAATGGCTCTTGAGCTGATTCCTCCGATTGGTGCTATTGGTACTTGAGACGTTCAGCTGTCATAGATTTTAAATTTAAAACACTCGAGTAAAACCTTGAAATCCAATATTCTACCGTTAGAATGGGTGCTGCTTACAGTTTTTGGCTATTCTTGTAGGACATTTAAAGCCGGAGTGTTCTTTAGGATCCGGAAAGTCCTCTTATCCTGCTCCGTCTTTAGCAGCGGCTAATTGTCATGGTAACACAACTAAGCGGGTGTATACTATGTACGTTGTTTTTTGTACCTTCAACCTCATTTCTAATTGAATCTTATATTCTCATTTAACTTCAATCAGAACATTGCTCAGATAAAACTTCCAAAGATTATAATATCTAGACGATCCATTATAATAATAATAATAATAATAATAATAATAATAATAATAATAATAATAATAATAATAATAATAATAATAATAATAATAATAATAATAATTAATATTACTACAATTAATTTTGTCAATTTTAAATGCATATAATACTCTACATGTACTTCGAGAGCTTAGATATAACGACAGCAGGGATTTTTGCTGGAACAAAGAAATAATTCTTACACCTTTGTCTTAATTTGGTAACTAGTAAAAGCTAGACAGAGTTTGACTCACGATTCCGAGGTTGTTATACACGGCATGAAGATTCCTGTGTAAGTACTCCGATTTGGTCTCTTGAGGTTATCTTTTTCGTTTTTCATCCATATTTGGTTTTTATAAATACGTAGTACTGCAACGTTTTCATCAACGCGGATCTTAGTCCCTTCTATTTTGTTGGTTTGTCGATAGTGGGACACAACCTCGCTATGGAGAACCAAACCCATAAAATCTGAAGGGTATTCGTCCCATGAACGGGGAACCCAGCAAAGATGTTTGTCTGACATAGCTTACCAATATCTAACGGTACTTTTGAAGAGATATTTTGGTAAAGCAACTCTCTTATACAACACCAAATAATTTTTGAACGCGTTCCAATCAGCATCTCTATATAAAGATCCCCAGGATACTTGAGGTAATCATTTTCAATTGCCTACCGTAGACTACCCTGATTGAGTGGAGTAAAAACGTTCGCTTGTTGTAACTAGGTGCCATTCTTCATCGGTATCGAGGCGAGAATGTTAGTACTGGAGCTACACTGAAAAAAAAGTATGAGTCTCACACTTATAAGTTTCAGTGATATTGAAATACTTGGTATTGCGAATATACTTAAACAATATTTAAGTCTCAACGCAATATGTTTTAAGCGCTACACTGAAACTCGTTTAAGTCATACACTTAAACCGAGAGCGCCTGCGCAATACTCATAACCACAATACAATCAAATAAATATTGCTGTAGGTTAAAGACATTATGATCAACTCATTAATTTAAAAATTAAATTTGTTTAAAAATTAATAAATAGTTAATAATAATTATAATTTAAATCCCAGAATATTAACTTAGTATATATGATAAGGTATATTGATATTCATATAATTAGATTTTAAAATCTTTAATGTCCAAATAATAATTTTAGTAATGGTTAGATCGTACAATTATAAATGATTGATCGGAATAATTAATTAAATTGAATAGAAATCAACAGTACTGAAACAAATAATTAATGTTAGGTATTCCTACGGGTTGAAGGACAAAAGTATCACTAAATTCCACCTTCCATTTGGACCAGAACTTGATTTGAGGGCCAGCTTTTGGAATAATTCTTTTTATTACCTCTTTTGTTAAATTGGCAAAAGCTACCTTATCAATTTCTTCATCTAAATATGAATTTTAACGAATACTTATTATCAACAGAATTCCTCCCAAAGAAAATATATAAATGATTCTAAAATTAACAAACGTCTGACAACGTTTTGATCCAATTAAAAAAATTACTTATATTAAACCAAAATTTTTTTTAAACCTTTTTCGAAATTTTTTACCTTTTCCAAATATTTATTTGATTTTATAGTAATTTTGTACTTATGAAAAACTCATAAGAGCTGTGTCAGATGTTTGCTTATTAAAATTTTAAAAAATTAACAATATCTAAGTTGTTCCTGGCGACTCACATATGTTAATATTTTTTTTATTTTTTGGTAATTTATTTAATTTTATTTATTAAAAAATAATAGTTAAAACACTAATGTTACAATTATTGTAATTTAGGTTAATCTCGATTGACAATGTTTTTATTTTTACACGGGAACTTTTTTTACTATACTCTCTAGACTTGCAATAGTATCGTACGGAAAATATAAGTCACTCATTTAAACCGAATATTGCGATTATACTTAAACTCTTTTACATCATATTCTCAATACCAATTCATTAAAAAAGAGTATACCAATAGGATTTAAACTTTTTTTTCAGTGTAAGACGTTCGTCGTAATCATTATTTCAGTCAACGTACTGTTACAAGTGATTCGCCGAGCTTTGGAGTGTTAATTAGGTAAGTTAAAGCGACATTCGCTAAAATAACCCCATTTTCTTGCAAGTGTGTGGCCCGACTGACTTGTTTCAAAAGTATCAATATTAATGAAGGAATTTAGTTGCAGATACGAGGCTTGAGAAAACAATCGCGATGGCTGACCGCAAGCAAACGACGTACAAAAAGACGTCTGAGAAAGACATGTTTAGCTTGGTCAGAGCTTTTCAAAAGTTAAGCCCTATGAAACATCAATACTCCGAGCTGTCTAAATCAGATTCGACGTCGTCAATGTCATCTGGAAGTAGCTTCGTTTCCAACTCTTCCGTATCGATAACCCCGATGCAAAAATCATCATCGAGTTCTTCGAAATATCAAAGCGCAAGTTCACAACCCGGAACGTCTGGGATGAAGGATAAGTAGATGAAAAAAGAGAAGGAGCTTCTACAAAAGTTGGAGAAAAACGTCCAGGATACTTCTAAAACCTTGAATGAGTACGTTGCTATACACGACCGTAAGAAGTAAGCGATGCGCGTCCGTGATTTATGTAACTTTTGACTCAGTAGATGCTAACCTGTAGACGTTTAATATATTAACTAATCACCAAATTCTGTTGTGTTTTTGTAATAAATAAACCCGCTCAAGCTCAGATAAAACTATTTTTCATAAACTTTAAAGTATTATGAGCCTTAGGTCGCTAAATGTAAAGCAATTATAAAGCCATTAAGCTTAACTGTAACATCACATAAAGTAACCACGTCGTATATAACAAATTTTACAATGTCAACACCCAGGCTGAGGTTTATTTGATAGGTCTGGTTCAATTCTATTAATATGTCCACTTATCTCAGTAATTTGTCAAGAAATGACTAACAGTTTTTTAACAAGGCATCTCGACCACAGCAATTGATCGTATATTTCGATAATTGGTAGCGTAGATTGTAAACGTGACGTTAAATAGAAAATAAAACTATTTATAGGTCGATTTATCATGTGGAACAATAAAAACAACTTCTAATTTGTCACTTACAGTTGTTCCAATTGGCGTCGATTGATAATTTATCACCGAAAAACAAGCTATTGATAATATATGTGTGAACATTTTTAGATGTATGCATGGTTATACTATAAATCTGCATAGATGTGTATGACGTATACACGGAAAAAACCTTCTGGGAAAATTTACGATACAACTATTGTGTAGCTGGACTATACTTTTATTACTATTAATTTTCAAATATTGTAGAAGAAAATTTACTATTTATTTATGAAATTATACAACTTACTATTTTCTCTGGCTGCCAACAAAAAGTTCTGGGTTCGATTCCCGGACAGGACGAAAATTCCCATTTCTTTTTTCAGTTACTGTATCGGTACCAATTAGTCCAACCTCCTGTCTCTCTCCCTCCCCAAAATTTCTTTTAAAAAAAACCGACTGTCAATTTTTACAATAGTTGAATTGTAAAGTTTACAAACGCATATTGTGTAATTTGCTCTATATTATTCAACTGTTTCAGTTTCTTGCTAGCCTAGTTTGTTGGATAAAATTTACAATTGTACATCGTAAAAATTATTAAATGAGAAATATGGTTCACCGTTACTATTTTATTTTATAAAAATTACGATAGTGGAATAGTAAAAATTCCTTTAATTTGTTGTTCCGTGTAGGAAACAATGTTGTTACAATTAAGCTTTGTTTTGGCGTACACGGAAAGAAAAATATGGGAACTATTCCCATAATTTTATGGGAACAGTTCCCAGGCATTATGGGAACCATTCCTATAATATTATAGGAATAATTCCTATAGCATTATAGGTACCATTCCCATAATATTATGGGATTAGTTCCCATAATAATGTAGGAATAGTTTCTATAATAGTATAGGAATTATTCCTATAGCATTATGGGAACCATTCCCATAATGGTATAGGAATAGTTCCCATAATTTTCTTTCCCTGTAGGCATTATTTTAATTAAAAATCTTAAAAACTTTTGTAAACAATGGAATTATTGTAAGACGTGATTATTAATTTAACGAGCAAAAAAGTTAAGAACTATTGTTATATTTTTATGCGTTAATTTAGTTTTAAGTGTTTGTTTAAATGAATTTATTTATAGATCAATATCTGACCACCGAGAGTGTATTATTTGTCTCCTTTTACTTATTGCACCTTATAATTTATTTTACTTCACTCTTCCTTTCTCTTTACCCTAACTTGAACTTTTCTTGCGCCTCAAAGATATTGGCGGATTGGCCCTGTACGAAAGTAAGGTTTATTATTTTCTGGATGAGAGAGTAAGCTGATATCACACGTATGTGAATTGCTGATCTGTACTGAGAGCTTAAACGATATGTTATCTTCAACTATAGAGTTTCAGACTATTTAGGAAACAAAAAGAAAGTCAACATTAGTAGACAACATTTTTTTTATTCTATACTTACATACTACAATGTTAATTGATGAATTAAATCATGAATAGTTAACCTAACAAATGAAAGTTCAAAAAATAATAGTAAAAATTACTTTGAAAGTACATACACAACAAAATCTTGAGTTTTTTTCTTCAACTTTTTTTCAGAATGAACCAAAAGACGTTTTTTCGCTTTGGCAACATCTAAATCTTCAGAAGTGACTTTTGATTTCAATTTAAGTTTGTTGTACGTGGAGCTAAGTAGTTTATACAGTTCGATGAACTTCATTCTGTGCGAGGTGACCGTGGTTAGCCATTCAATCTCTATCATTTGTCGAATGAAATCATCTTTGGCACTTTTCCGCAGCAATGGATTGATTTCTTTGTCGGTGAGGAACGGACTTGCTAAACGCACAATACGGTCAAATGATTGCTGGAAGGCGTTGAATGTAGTTGTCAAATTTTGGATACGTTCGCCCATTGGATCATTTACGTCGAATATCAAGTCATTCGTGCTAACATTTTGTACCATAGAAAGTCCAGGAACAGAAATAGGCAATGGTTCATTGATGGCAGGTACCATTAAGTAAACGTGTTCAGCTTGTCCAATAGTCATGTACCTGTTGTTATTTTGTGAGGTTGTAGATCCATAGATGATTTGAGATCCTGGAGCAAGTGGTTCATCATTTGAGTCCTGACCTTGTTCGGCAGGCAGGTATTTATTTCCCAATTGCTGATTTATTGGTCCATATACGATCGTAGGTAATGTTAATGTTCTTTTAGCGGCTGCTGACAGTCTTCCATTTGCAGATGATTGTGTTTCGTTAAGGGGTGGCGACAGTGTTCCATTAGATGATAGTGTTCCATTAGATGATAGTGTTCCATTAGATGATAGTGTTCCATTAGATGATAGTGTTCCATTAGATGATAGTGTTCCATTAGATGATAGTGTTCCATTAGATGATAGTGTTCCATTAGATGATAGTGTTCCATTAGATGATAGTGTTCCATTAGATGATAGTGTTCCATTAGATGATAGTGTTCCATTAGATGATAGTGTTCCATTAGATGATAGTGTTTCATTAGCACTTGTTAATGGTGTTTTGTTCTCGGCCGCTGATAGTGTTTTATTACTGGATGCCAATAGTGGTTCTTCAGCAGGTAACGATAGTGTTTCATTAGAGAGTGTTGGTAGAATCGTGTTAGCATTCGGCGACAGTGTTTCGTTAATGGATGGCAATATTGGTTCTTCAGCAGGTGACAATACTGTTTTATTAGAGAGTGATGGTAGAGTTTCGTTGACACTCGGCGATAGTGCTTCGTTATCAGCGGGTGATGGTGCTTCACTTATGGACGATGATAGATGTGCCTCGGCGAGCGATGTTAGTGTTTCATTAGCAAGTAATGATAGTGATCCATTTCTGGGTGCCGATAACGTTTCTTCAGCGGCAAACGATGAAGTGCTATTCTTCAGCAGTTGAGTTTGTCCTTCCTCAACCGGTAATGTTCCAATTTCTTGAAACAATGTCCCCATGATTAGGATAAGCCCGCATAACGAAGTCCCCTTGAACGACATTATTCCTCCACTCTTCGATTTGGTATGAAGCTCGTAATTGTTTTTCCGCGTTATATACCGTAAATTATTATTCCTTAGTGCTTACGATCCAGGAAAATTTAATTAAAAAATATCTAAACTTTACCTAAAACCCAATTAATATTTCTAATAACATCAACTGATAACAAAAATAAACCTAATTAGGCTTCCAGAGCCTTATCAAGTCGTACTATAGGTTAAAGGTTAACCTCTTCGTCACTCATAAATATATTTTCTGGAATTCAAATAAACCCAAGTGTCTTATCGTGAGGTTATAGGTCCCCGTTCGTTGATAAGCACTCCACGAAATATTTTTTGTTGTTTAATGAGTCATAATACTGATGAGACACATTACGGATTTCACAACATTAGATTTTCGTATTTGAGGGTTGAAGATTCCAATGAATCATGTTAATTATTTACCACAGGAAAAATATTGATACGGCATTTCAATTTCCATCGATTTTCACATTCTAAATTTAAGGGTTCGTTAGAATAAAACCAGTAATTATACAGTGCATGCTTTTACTAAAATAACTAAGTTCAATATTCGATAGTTTCCATACAAGTGGTGTGACAATTTATGTAAATAGATAACAACAGATCTTCAAGGCTTAGCCACACTGGAATAATGTGACAAGACTTTCCAATCAATCCAAGAGCCACGTACTGATGTCATTGCAGAAACGGTGTACCTCAGAAGCCCTTGCAGACTCAATCCTCCGAGTTTCTTTTCCAAATGTGTAGCGACGTCAATATTATACGTGTAAAAATTCATTCGATTTTGAAGATCCTGCAACACTAATTTCGCTGACGTTACTTCTAGCAGGATTACCTTCATGTCAAATTGGTTTTCTTCAGTATTCAATCCACTAGCATTATCCATAGGCGTTGATTCATGATTGGTGATCAGCGGGCTAATTGTCTTCTCCAGTTCATCACAAGATTCTCTGAGCTGGTTCAGTGCAACCTCAATAATGCTTGTCACAAACCATTCTCTCGTCTTGGGCTTCTTCAGAAAATCTTTCACAGGTACGCTATTCCAGAATATGTACATATCATCAGATTCGTAGCCAGGGGGCTGTTCGAAGATAAAGCTTGTCTTTGAGAGTACCTTTATGTACTTTTCTCTTGGGCAAATCAGATAATCATAGAGTCTGTAGACCAAGTTCTCGTAACTGCGTGGTAGACGTCCCATATCATCTTGTGGTCCCATGTATTCATGTTTGAAGTCAAGTATAGCTGGATATAAAGGCTCATATTCTTTATGACGCATCTGCACTACCCATGCTTGGCCCCCTACAAAAGAGAGGCAAGATTCACTCATTTATAACTTTAATGCATCAATAACCAATTTTAATTTAATAATTTTTGAAATAGACATAAATATTATAATATTAATAATTAATACTTACATGAAATACTGAGGACAGCCACGAAGAGTACGGTGATAGTTCTAGCGAACATTATGATATAACTTCTAAGACACTTGTGTCTATTGTTGGTTCAGCTAGATCTTTTATACTGTTTAGTTATCAGAACTAGATAAAAGGGTTCAAGGGTCACGTAATTTCTAACTGACTTAGCTTCAGAATAACTTGGTTTCATCAGTTATTGAATTGGTTATGATTATATTAAATTGCCATCGGTTCGAATGACATCTTAAGTTCTAATAGCTCATTTATGGTTATAGTAAGTTTCGTATGCTGCTGTTTATCATCTGATATTATTAGTTCACTCACCAATAGAACACCATCATTTTAAACTGCATGATATGCATCTATCGTTAGCTAAGAAGTTATAACCCCAAAGCAACTTGAAAATTCCAGCTACGACAAACAATTGACCTTAAAGTACGTCAAACAGGTCAATATTTTACGAAACTATTTTTGTTTGTTTTATCAGTTATTTTTCCAGAGAATTTCATGTAGTATCTTATAGATGTCATAGGTTAATAAAGCAAAATGTTGTTATTAACATACAATAACTTTAATTAGATAAAAAAGATAAGACTTGTTGGTTACTTTTCGAATAGTCACGTGATAAGTGTTTATCAGTTTATTTCCTCTATATCTTTCAATTTGTTCGCAGCAAAAATTTAGTTACTGACTATTGATAATGATTTTCATATAAATCATAATCGAATCGACTTTAACGTTCGTTTAAATTTCCCTCTCTTTACTACTCAACTAACCGAAAGTTAACTTGCAGATGGCACTGGTGTCGCTCTGCCATTTAAGACCCAGAGTGGGGTTGAAGAAGAACTTGCCGTGTACTCAGGCCCTACTACCTATAGTTTGTGCAGTCATTGACAATCTAAGTACGCTAACATTTAAATCTTCTGTTATAGAATCAATCTTACTTATAGAATTAAAACACATTTTCTGCCCTCCGGCCGGAAAGTGACAACTTTCTGGCCGCTGCGCTAAACAAAGTTGCCACATTCCGGCTACGTCGAGCAGAAAAATAGTATACACACCTTGGCCAGTAAAAAGTAAAGCCTCAGATCACATGTTTGTCAACCTTGGCTTCGCCTCGGTCAACAATTACATGTGTTCTGAGACTTTTATTATTTTACTGGCCTAGGTATGTAATATACTATAACTGTTGTCCATATTTTTTTTATTAAAAACACCATAATTAAGAATACATGATACATTTACAAATTAAGAATACATGATACATTTACAAATTACAAGGCCGTAGCTAACAGTGATTTATTTTTTAATTCCTGAATTTGCTTATGTATATCCAATAAGTCCCTATCAAAATAATCAACTTTTGGCGGAGTCGATGGCTTGATATTATTAAAGTCATCTAGAAGATATTGTTCATTTTGAAGGGAACTTTCAATCGACATAACTTGCATATTGATATCTGCTATAGTTCGAACATTTTTACCTTTCTTAATCAGCTCATACAGCTCTATCTTAAAGTCTTGGCATGATTTAGTCAAAAAGTTTATTGTTTGTTGTATCACTTGATGCCTAACTTGACTCATAATATTCGCACTACTACTTGGCCCGTTAATTATTCCTTCAATATTTTGTGGTGCACCATTTCTTGGATCATATGTATAAGGCACTAATATATCTATTTCTTTGACCTTCCCGAACAATGCATATCTGTTGCGTGTTTGATTGGTCACGGATCCGAGAATATATTCAACAACCGTAGATGGGTTGTTTCCATTAGGTGCCTGTGTCGGTTGAGGATTGTTTTCAGCTTGTGAGTGTCTTGACCCGATGACAATCTCTACCCGTTCTTCTATCTTGTGGGCCCCTGGAAAGAGAAAAAAAATTGATAAGTAGA